TTGGGGTGCGATTTAGGGGCGTTCAACCGATCTATGCAGACATGAAGTTGTGGCAGGAAATCATTTTCCTTCAATACAATTTCAAAGGCAAATGGGTTGTGGAAAACGTAAAGCCGTATTACACGCCATTTGTACCACCTACCGCTGACCTTCAACGTCACTACTTTTGGGCTAACTTCGACATTCCTGATTTGGTGTTCGAAAAGGACAATTTGAGGGCTGCACAGATACCGCAGCTGCAAGAGTTGCACGGTTACAACCTAGACGGGTACAAACTGCCCAATAAGCGTCAGGTATTGCGTAACTGCGTACTTCCCGCCCTTGGTCAACATGTTTATGCACAGGTTGGGGATAAATAATGGTCAATTATAACAAACCGTTATCAAATCGTTATAAAGTCGTTATCAAATCATTGGCGTTGCGTAAGCGTGAAGGTCTTGCAGGGGGGGTGTACGCTGAAGCGATACAACCAACCCAGGAATTCAACAATCTTCAACAGAATGAAACTCTTTCAGTCTTAGATTATAAAAAGATAAAGATAAAAAAATGGCTGGTGTTGATCGGTTCAGTAATAGTCGCAGTGCAAGGGGCAGATACTGCCAAAGCAGCTAACTATTCAATAGACCATTTGAAGTTGTACGCACACAGTCGTTTGCTTGATTACAAGGAATTTCAGTGTTTCAATAAGATCATCACGAAGGAATCGCGTTGGTCATACACTGCACGCAATGGCAGTCACTTCGGTTTGGGTCAGATGAGATCGAAGCACTATCGTGACCTTGACCCATTCAGACAAATAGACGCTTCATTGAAATACATAACAGTTCGTTATCAAACGCCATGCAAGGCGTGGGCATTTCATCAAGCCAATGGGTACTACTAATGAGCGCACTCAAAGACAATGGTTCAACCAGTAAGTGGCGAAAGATTCGTCAACGTATCCTTCAACGTGACGGTTACACTTGCCAGCATTGTGGTAACGAAGCCAATTCAGTTGACCACATAGTGCCACGCACCATGAACGGCACGGACGACGAGTGGAATCTGCAATCTCTATGCACACCATGCAATTCTGCGAAGGGGGGGCGGTTTTTTAATAGCCCAGGGACACCCCTGACCCTTCCTGGTTTAATTTCCCCACCAAACGATTCGAGAAGCCATGAAAACGACTGAGAAGCCCTCAAAAGGTCACCAAACGGGCACAGAAGCCCTCAATAGCCCTGAATCGGTTTTGGGTAGGGACGCAGACCTACAAATCCCGCTAATCGGCGTACAAACCCCCCGAATTCACACGCCACTGAACGATTTACCTTCACGCGGGGGTGAATTGATCGACTTGGCGACCAGTTTGAAGATCGATCTTATGGAATGGCAGAAATTCGCGCTTATCCATACGCACAAAGTCAAGCCTGACGGACGCTGGGCTTCACCCGTCAACACCATTGTGGTTGCACGTCAGAATGGCAAATCCTTTTTGCAGCTGATCAGAATACTGGGCGGTCTTTTCCTATGGGACGAAAATCTGCAAATTGGTTCGGCGCACCGCCTTTCAACGTCGCTGGAACAATTCAGGGCAATGGTTCAGATCATTGAAGGCAATGACAATTTGGCAAAACAGGTCAAGAAGATTCGCTGGCAACATGGTGGCGAGGAAATCGAAACCCTGACAGGTAACCGATTCATTGTGCGTGCGGGCGGTTCGGCTGCCCGTGGTGTTTCCCGACCTTCGACGATTCACCTGGACGAATTGCGCGAAATGAATGACATTGAAAGTTTTGCGTCGCTTCGCTACACACTCATGGCTGCGGCAAACCCAATGGTCATGGCGTACACAAACGCGGGCGATTCTTCCAGCGTTGTGTTGAACCAGTTTCGTGAACGGGCGTTGGCAAGCATTGCAGGCGTTGACGACGACATTGGGTATTTCGAATGGTCAGCACCGACCGACGAAATCAGCGTGGAAAACGCACGGCACGCAAATCCTTCAATGGGCACACTGATTCACGCTGACAACATCAAAAGCGTATTGAACGACCCTGCCGACGTTGTCATGACTGAAGTGTTGTGCCGTTGGGTTGTGGCGATCAACAGCGCGGTCGATTCTGCTTCATGGGGTAATTGCCTAGACAAAGCAGCTGACCTGGACATTGACAAATTGACTTGGTTGGCAATTGACCTTTCACCCGATAGACGTCACGCCAGTTTGGTGGGCGCGCAGAAATTGCCAAACGAAGAATTCGTGGTGAAGTTGTTGCACACCTGGCAAAACGATCTTCAACTGGACGATAAGGCAATTGCCAACGACTTGGCAGATTACGCGCGAAAGTATCCGACGGAATACGTCCTATACAGTCGAAAGACCAGCGCAGCCGTTGCCGCACGCCTTGCACCTGCTGGAATCCCGATTTTCGACATGGACGGGGTGTACCCGCAGGCGTGTGACGAAATGCTGAGTGCTATCAATAGCGGTCGGTTAAAACACAGGGGGCAGTCACAGTTGTCCGAAGAAGTATTGGCGGCGGTTCAATTGCGCCGTGGTGACGGTGGCTGGGTTATCGGGCGCAGGGCGTCACAGTCGGTTGTTTGCGGTGCGGTGGCAGTCGCCCTTGCAACACACTTCGCGACACGCCCAGACAATGATCTTGACATCATGGTTGGTTGATCGTATAAGCCTGACACAATTTGGGCATGGGTTATTTTGATTTATTCACGCCAAAGGTTAAGGCTGCCGTTCCAGTCGAAGCCACCAACGTGGACGCAGCTGCTATTGCGCCGTACTATTCTGAAGTAGGAAATTTATTCCTATTCGGCGGCGTGATAACGGCTTCGCGTGCCGAAGCAATGAGTGTTCCTACTTGCGCCCGCGCGCTGGGAATCATTCAAACAATTGCGTCACTGCCAATGCACACACGCAACGAAGCAACAGGCGAAAAGGTTTCACAACCACGCGTTATCAATCAGCCTGACCCACGAATTCCAGGCGCAACATTTTGGTCATGGATTATTTCCGATCTATTCTTTTTTCCCAGTGCGTATGCATTTGTTATGGATAGGTATGCTGATACGGGAAAAATCCGCGCAATGGAAAGAGTTGCACCTGAGCGTGTAACCATTCAGACCAATGGCATGGGCTATGAAATCGTTTCGTATCAAATCGACGGGTCATACGTTGACCCAGCCAACCTGGTTGTTTTTCAGGGTACGCAAGAAGGTTTGCTTAGCCGTGCAGGTCGTACGATCAAGGCAGCGGCTGCGCTTGAACGCGCTGCAATGAATTTTGCGGTTGAACCAATCCCACAAATGGTTTTGAAGTCAAATGGCACATCATTGCCAGCCGATCGTGTTTCAAAGTTGCTGAGCGCATGGCGCACCGCGCGTGCAAATAAATCAACGGCGTTTTTGAATGCTGACGTAACACTTGAAACATTGGGCTATGACCCAAAGAATTTGCAGCTGAATGAAGCGCGCAATTACGTTGCCCTTGAATTATCGCGTGCATGCGGTCTGCCTGCATACTTTACAGATTCACAACAATCTTCATTTACTTATTCAAACGCACTTGATAAGCGTCGCGACCTAGTTGATTTTGCATTCCGCAATTTCATGTCAATCATTGAACAACGCTTGTCATTTGCTGATTTCACACCAGCAGGCAACAAAGTTTCATTTGACCTAGATGATTTCTTGCGTGGCAATCCTTACGAGCGCGCGCAGGTTTATGAAATCTTGAACCGTATCGGCGCAATGTCGATCGACGAAATACGCGAGGAAGAAGACATGCTGCTATGAAAAAAGTAATCACACCAATGCAGATCACGGCGGCAGATTCAAACAGTCGCACCATTTCCGGGCGCATTGTGACGTTCGAGGAAACTGGGAACGCTTCAATTGGCAAGGTTCAATTTGCTGCTGGTTCAATCGAACCAACTGCCGTTTTGTTAAATCTTGAACATGACCGTACACGCCGAATCGGTAAAACACTTTCAATCGAATCAAGCGAAAAAGGAATTGACGCGACTTTCAAAATCGCTGAGACAACCGCAGGCAACGACGCATTGGTTGAAGCGCAAGAAGGTTTGCGCGACGGATTCAGCGTTGAAGTTTCATTTGACGAATACGAAACACTTAAAGACGGCACAGTCCGCATTCTTATGGGTGAATTGACAGGCGTCGCGCTAACTAGCGAACCCGCTATTCGATCAGCACGCGTCGAATCAGTCGCTGCAACTGAAGAAGAAATTTCAGATTCGACAATCGAACCTGAAGCACCACAACCAACAGAAGGAGAAGACGAAGTGGAAGACACCGTCAAAGACGCTGCAACCGCCGAAACGGTTGAAGCCGCCCAGTCAATCACCGCAACTGCAAATGCAGTTGGTGGTTGGAAAGCAACACCACGCATTGAAATCACTGCTGCGAAGTACCTTGAGAATAAGGTTCTTGCTGCAACAGGTGACGAGACTGCGCGCCAGTACGTTCTAGCAGCTGACAACACAACAGACAACGCAGGACTTGTTCCAACACGTCAGTTGTCAGAGGTTATCAACGGACTATCAACAACAATCCGCCCAAGCATTGACGCGATTTCTCGCGGCACATTGCCTGACGCTGGAATGACATTTGAGATTCCAAAGATTACTGCTGCACCAACAGTTGCAATTGCTGCTGAAGATGCAATTTTCTCAGACACAGATCAGAACTCAGCGTTCTTGTCAGTGGACGTGAAGAAATTCGCGGGGCAGCAAAAATTCTCAGTCGAATTGCTGACACGCACTTCGCCCCTCTTTTATGATGAATTACTCAGAAACATGGTTGCAGCCATGGCAAAGGCGCAAGACGCTTATGCAAACGCACAGTTGGTTGCAGGCGCAACTGCTGACGCAACAGGAATCACAACATACCCAACAGCTGCTGAGTTGCTTGGTGTAATCGCACGCGGTTCAGCAAGCGTTTATGCTGCAACTGCTGGTCTTGCAAATCCATTTGCACGCAACATTTTGGTCAACACTTCACAGTGGTCAAACCTAATGTCACTCAATGATTCAGGTCGTCCGATCTACAACGAAGTAACAAACCCAATGAATCAGCCAGGACTTGCAACACCTGGTTCACTTCGTGGACGCGTTGCTGGTCTTGATCTATACGTCACTGCAAACACTGCTGCGACAACAGACACAGATGATTCAATCATGATCATCAACCCTGACGCATACACATGGTACGAGGGAACTTCATACCAGTTGCGTGCAGAATCAACTGCTGACGGTTCAATCACCGTTGGTGTTTATTCATTCGGTGCAGTTGCGACAAAGATCGCAGCAGGCGCATTTGGTGTGAATAAGTCGTAATCGACAAAAACTAATCATGCGGCGGGTTCTCCCGATCTCGCCGCAGCCGATCGAAAGGAAACGGACATGCCAGCCATTGTCACTGCGAGTCAATTGCGTACGGTGCTTGGCGTGTCCGTTTCACTTTATTCAGACAGTTACCTGGACGAAATCATCAACACCGCCGAAGCCGTCATTTTGCCCATGTTGGTCGCAAACACTTCAGCAATTCAGTCATACAAACTTGAATCCAATGTTGCTTATTTCTACACCGAAAGAAATCATCATTTTGTGGCAGGTCAATCAGTCATTGTGACTGGTCTGCCAGCACCTTTCACCGCAACACATACAGTCGTTACCGCGACGCCTTATTCGTTCACCGCTGCATTGACTTCATCAAATGTCACATTGCGCGAGATCATTCCAATGGGCACGGCAACACTTCAGGGCTATTCAGCAGCTGATCTATACGCGACCAGCGCACCAATCGAATCTGCAATTTTGGCAGTCAGCGTGGAAGTCTTCCAGTCACGCGTCGCAGCAGGCGGTCAGATCGAGGGCGTCGATTTTGCAAGCACGCCTTATCGCATGGGTCGCAGTTTGACCAACCGCGTGTCAACATTGCTTCAGCCATTCCTGGACGTCGAAACGGTCGTTCAATAAATGCCAGCCAACGCAGTTTCGGAAACCCGCGCAGCCTTAGCAAACGCCTTTTCATCACTTTCGGCGACCTGCTACGCGTCCGTTCCTGAATCACCAATCCCACCAGCAATTGTCATTGTGCCTGATTCGCCGTACATGGAAGTTGTGCTAATTGGTAAAGGTTCGACAAAGGTCAAGATCAATTTTGCAATCACTGCCATTGTTGCTTCAAATAGCAACGCAGGGTCACTGGACAACCTGGAAAAACTCATCATAGGAATTCTTGCGGCAATGCCCGCAGGATACGT